CTCGGGCCGGATAGGTGGAGGGTCTACCCATTTTTCCGAAAGGAAGCAGCGACGCCGAACGGCGGTCCCGGGGTCACACATTCCGGAACGCTCGGCTACGCCGTTCGCTATACGGGGCCGTAAGCCGTGGCAGTTCTGGACGGTTTGATCCCGTTAGGCGCAGAGCCACCGCCCACAAATTCATATTTGTCGCTCGGCCTGCACGACTTTGCGTTTTACGATTGGCCAACGCGTCAGTCGATTATGACGCACGACAACGTGCGCACGGCGTTTGCCTATGCCGATAACATGCCAGTGGCCGCGTTCGGCCACACTGTTGCCGGCACGATCCCGCGTTCGTACTTCGACGACTTCTATAACCGCATTCATCTGAATCCACCGGCATTGGACCTCGGCAATCTTGCCGGCGGTGCTACGCGAACCGTCGATCTGTGGAACGCGTTCCTCACGCCGCAGATCATGGGATCCTTCGATCCGCCTGATGATCCCGGCATTCAGGTCATCGCGCCCGTCACTGCACCGTACACGATTCCTCCGCTCGCGTTGCTCGACTACCAACTCACGTTCACGACGGACAGCGCGCCGACGATTGACGACGAGATGCGCTGGATTATCGGCGGCGTCGAATACACGCTGCCGATCACCGGACGGCGAGTTGTCGCCTGGCCGTTCCTCCCGACGTGGGATCGCGGCGTCGACGAGCAACTTGAGTGGCTGACCAGCGTCGAGCGGTCGTACGACGGCACCGAGCAGCGGATCTCGCTGCGCACCGTAGCGCGTCGCGCATTCGAGTTCACCGTGCGAGAGAGCCGCGAGACTGCGCAGCATCTCGAGAACGCATTGTACGGATGGGCGGGTCGGCTGTTCGCCATGCCGATCTTTCCGGAGAAGTCGACGCTCACCGCGCCCGCGGTGGTCGGGGCCACGACGCTGCAATGCGCGACGGCCGACCGTACGTTCGTCGTCGACGGGCTTGCCGTCCTGTACAGCGACGACCTGAACCTGGAAGTGGTCGAAGTCGCCAGCGTCACGCCGACGGCGATCACGACTTCGCGGCCGACGACGATCTCATGGGCGGCCGGCACGCGGATCTACCCGGCGATGATTGCGCGGGTGGACGGCACGACTTCGATCAACCGACAGACCGATTCCGTTTTGGAGGCGCCGATCCGCATGGTGGGATCACCCGGAGACGTGGACCCGAGGATTCCTACCGTCGCAGCCCCGGCGACCTACCTCGGCGACGAACTGTACACGCTGCGTACCAATTGGGCCGGCGGCGTACCGTTCGATCTCGAGGCCGAGATCAATCAGTTCGACAGCGGCACCGGGCGCGTCGACATCATCCGCAAAGCGGACACGCCGATCGCCGGCCGCCGGCATCGATGGACGCTCAAGACGGCTGCCGAAATGGCCGCCTTCCGCGCCTGGCTCGGCCGGCGTAAAGGGCAAGCCGTTCCGGTCTGGATGCCGACCGGCAACGCGGACCTGACCCTCGCCGCGCCGGTAGTCGCTGCAAGTTCGACAATGGTGATGAAGTCGAATCGTTTTGAACAGTTCGGGGCCGGGATCGGAAGCCGAAAGCACATCTTCATTCAACTCCGTAACGGGGCGTATCTTGTTCGCGAGATCGTGGCGGCGTCCGCGCTTCCGAATAACACTCTGTCGGTCGTAGTTGGCGCTTCGCTCGGCGTAGACCTCGCTCCCGAGGACATCAAGGCGATCAGTTTTCTTCAGTTGTGGCGCCTCGCATCGGATAACGTGGTGATCGCGTACGTGACCGATAAGGTTGCCGTCGTCGAAGCGGTGATGAGGCTCGCATGACCTACCAGGCATACGAAGAAAGCACGTTCAACGGTGCGCCGCTTGAGTTGTTCTGGTTCGTCGCAGGGACGAACTCGTACCGCTACACCAACGGGGTATCCGAAGTAGTGAAAGACGGCGCGGTTTTCCTGCCGCTGCCGATCTCTCGTGGGGCCATGCGCCAGGATGCGGGAGCCGAAGCAGCGGCGCTCACGACGATCGTCCTGCCGCAGTCCTCGGAGATCGCCGCGCTGTTCGGTGCGTTCCTGCCGGCGAAGCCTGTCGGCGTGACGATCTTCCGCCGGCATCTCACCGATCCGGACGCACAGTTCATCCCGATCATGATCGGTTCAGTGGCGTCGCACACGTTCGAGGAAGACACCCTCAACCTGTCGGTGTACACGCTGCTCGGCGCGCTGCGGCGACGCGTGCCCTGGCTCACGTACCAGCGCAATTGCAACTGGCCGCTGTACGGTGTCGGGTGCGGTGCCAGCAAAGCGGCGTACCGTTTGTTTGGAGTCGCGAACGGTGTGAGCGGGCTTACGATCTCGGCGTCGGTGTTCGGCAGTCAGGCGAGCGGCTGGCTGCAAAACGGTTGGGTCGAGCGCGACAACACGGGCGAGTCTCGCTTCATCACGTCGCACACCGGCTCGGACATCACCGTGCAGTCGCCGTTTCCGGACCTGGCCATTGGCGAACCGCTGACGGCGTACGCCGGATGCGACCGGACGATGGCAACCTGCGAGGCGAAGTTCAACAACCTCGACCGTCACGCCGGCTGGCCGGACGTTCCGCAAAAGAACCCGTACCGCGACAACGTGTATGGAAACGCCGGAACGTCGCGCTCTCGCGCGGGCGGCGGATCGACGCCGAGCGGCGCTGGATGGAGGGCGTACTGAGTCATGGGTTTCTGGATTCAAATGGCCTGGGCGCTTTTCTTCACGGTCGTCGCGGAACTGCTGCGGCCGAAGCAAAAGCCCGACGTTCCGCAGCCGTCGTCCCTGGACGACTTCGATCTTCCGACGGCGGACGAGTCGCGACCGATCCCGGTGGTGTTCGGACGCTGCAAAGTCGACGGCGCAAACGTGACCTGGTACGGCGACCTGAGCATCGTTCCGATCAAGAAAAAGGTTTCGACCGGGCTGTTCTCGAGTTCGAACGTCACGATCGGCTACAAGTATTACCTCGGCGTTGAACTGTTCACCTGCCACGGACCGATCGACAACATCGCCGAAGTCCGATTCGGCGATCAGGTGCCGGCCGGCACGCGGGTCGACGGTACGGATTTCACGACGTTCACCTTCAACGATCCGAATATGTTCGGCGGCGATGAGAAGGAAGGCGGCGTCTCGGGTGTCGTGCGGTTCTACAAGGGCACCGTCACGCAGGCGCCGAACGCCTACCTCGAGGCGGTGCGCGCTAAGAGCCTGCCCGCCTATCGGCGGTTCGCCTATGCCGCGCTCGAGAAGGTCTATGTCGGCACGAGCGCGTACATCAAGCCGATTTCATTCATCATCGAACGCTACCCGAATTCGCTCGGGCTCACGTCGAACCGGCACCGCATCGGTAACGACGCCAACCCGGCGTGCATGATCTACGAGATCCTGACTGACACGACTTGGGGGTGCGCCATTCCGGCGGGCCAGATCAACGTGGCGCGATTGCAGACGATCGGCAATACGCTGTACAGCGAAGGGCTTGGGCTTTCGATGCTGTTCAACGGGACGACGACCGCGCGCAACCTCGTTGACGAAATCCTGCGGCACATCGATGGCGTGCTGTACACCGATGTCCAGACCGGGATGATCGAAGTGCAGCTTGCGCGCTTCGACTACACGCCGGCCACGCTGCCGTTGTACGGGCCGAGCGAGATCAGCGAACTCACGATCTCACGCGTCACGTGGGATGAGACGAAGAATACCGTCAAGGTGACGTACGTCGACCAGGCGGACAACTTCACCGAGCGTCAGGTCCAGCAACAGGATCTCGCCAACATCACGGCACGCAACGGGATCATCGATTCAGAGGCGATCCAGTTCCTCGGGTTCTCGAATGCGACGAACGCCAACCTCGCCGCGGCTCGAGCGCTCAAGACGCTCTCCTACCCGCTCGCGAAGATGACCGTCAAGATGAATCGCAAGGGGTGGAGCCTGCGCCCGGGCAGCGTGTTCCGCCTGACCTGGCCGGCGCGCGGCATCGATGATGTCGTGATGCGTGTGATCGCCGCAGACTACGGCGACGGACGCTCGGCGCAGACTTCTTTCGAAGTCGTCGAGGACATCTTCGCCGTTCCGAATAACGCCTATTCCGCACCGCCGCCGAACGGCTGGACCAACCCGGTCGGCCTGCCGAGCGCCGTGTCCGCACAATACGCGTTCGAAGCGCCGTACCAGATCATCAACGAGGACCGCCGCTACGGCGTCATCCTGGCCGGGCGTTCCGGGGTGAGCGAGGGGTTCCACATCTACCACGACCCGGCCGGCGGCACGGCATACGTGGAGACCGGCATCACGCAGAACTTCACTCCGACCGGCGTGTTGCAGTCGGCCTATCCAGCAGACACCCCGGCGGTCCACCTGGCCGGGTTCACGGTCCAGACCACGATTGACTTCGAAGCGCTGACCAACGCCGATGAGTCTGCGTGGCAGAGCGGCGGTTCGCTGGCGCTCATTCAATCCGCGGCCGGCGAGGAAATCGTCGCCTGGCTTACCGTCACGAACAACCTCGACGGCACCTACACGCTCGGGAACGTCGTGCGCGGCGTCTACGACACCGTTCCGCTGGATCATGGGGCGGGTGCGCGGGTCTGGATCCTGACCGAAGGCATGGTGCTCATCTCGAATGACCCCTACCCGGGCAACGGCACCGTCACGGGCAAGCTGACGCCGTACAACGCGCGCGGCGTGCTGGCCCTGTCGTCCGCCCCTGCTTTCAGCGTGACGCTCTCAGAGCGCGCCAGGAAGCCGTATCCGGCCGGAAACGTGCTGGTGAACGGGCAGGCGTTTCCGACCAGCACGACCGGCGACGTGACGCTCTCCTGGGCGATTCGCCATCGGGTGCAGCAAGCCGCGGCGGGTTCGATCGTGGCGCAGAATGCCGGCGATTTCGCGGCGAGCCCCGAAGGCACCTTCGAAGTGCGCGTTTACATCGGCGGCACCCTGGCGCGTACGGTCACGGGGCTGTCCGCCGGGCCGTACGTCTACACGTACGCAATGCGGACCGCTGACAACGCGAACATGGCGTTGCTCACGCAGTTCAGACTGCGCTCGGTCAACGGTGGACTGACCAACGAGCGACGCACGACCGAGTTCCTGATGAACGCGTAATTCTGCGATTCGATTGGGGTTGCGCCCACTTCCCTCGTTCCGTATAGGTTCAACTGTGGGTTGTTTCGCTCACAACTCCTTGTCGGCGAGGAAAGAATAAGGATGGAAAAGTTCACCGATTCCGCCGGGCACATCCGGATCACCCTCACCACGTCGATCATCTCGAGCCTGGTCGTGGGCCTGACATCCGCCGGCATCACCTGGGGGACGTTCTCGGCGCGTCTAGCGGCCGCCGAACGAGAACTCCAAGCAACCCGGGTCATGTCGGCGACCTATGAAACGCGCAACTCGCAGCAGGACATCGAAATCGCCACGATCAAGGCGCAGTACAACGAGATCCTGCGCCGTCTCGACAACATCGATCGCGCCGTATCCCCGGGCGTCTACCCATTGCAGAACGGACCGCACTCGCGATGACCGTCAACGACGAACTGCCGTGGGTCGAGGTCGCGCGCCGGTACATCGGCCTCGCCGAGATTCCAGGAAAGGCGACCGCCCCGACCATCGCCCGCTGGTTGCGTGAGTTGCGCGCCTGGTGGGCGGACGACGAAGCGCCGTGGTGCGGCGTCTACGTGGGCGCCTGTCTGCGCGAGAGCGGCATGTCGTATCCGAAACACTGGTATCGGGCGCGCGCTTACCTCGAGTGGGGCGAGTTCC